TGTCTAATCCTAGCGTGAGGGTTCCAACGCTCGACAATCTGGCAAAGATAGCCACGCTCGCGCAGAGCTGCCAGCGATCTCTGAGTCGGACTAACAGATGAGTGGCGTTTTTTAGGTGGCTTAGTGGTCGTAATTGTCGTCACGATGACAGTCCTTCGCGGGGAATTGATAGAAGATACGTCTACACCAACAAACAAACACGGAGTCAACATGAAAATCGTACTTACAAAAGAGCAGCTTTGCGAAATCCTAAAGCAATACTTTTACGACGAGCATAACGTGCCGCCGTTCAAAACAGAGATTTTTTTCGATTGCTACAACGAAGCAGACTTTTGCAAGATCGTCTACACCGAGCACAAGCATGGACTATGACTGGTGGCTAGACAACCAACTTTACCAATACGACAAGGAGCGAGAAAGAAATGAGCGAGAACAGCTGGAACAACAGAGAGACGAACTTGGAGAAACCGAACCCGATAGTCGAGTGGTTGCTGTGCGCCGCTCTCGGTATTGCCCTGGGTGTCCTAATGTTTTTCTTTGTCAGATAGGCGGATGCTATGAAATTCAACGAACTGAGAATGATTGTCGTTAAGGACAAGATCGAGAAGAAAAACAACCTCTCGTATCTGTCCTGGGCCTGGGCTGTAGACACGCTGTTGCAACACGATCCGGCTGCGAGCTGGGAATACAAACCTCATCAGACTTGGAATGACACGGTGATGGTCTTTTGCGAGGTCAAAGCCTTTGGAGTCTCGCGCACTGCCCAGCTTCCGGTAATGAATCACCGCAACCAGCCTATTGCTAACCCTGATGCTTTTCAGGTCAACACGGCGATGCAAAGATGCTTGGCAAAAGCGATTGCTTTACATGGCATCGGTTTGCACATCTACGCAGGCGAGGATTTGCCAGAGGGTGCAGAATCTGCAGAATCTGTAGAACCTAACGCAGAATCTGATAGCGACCACCTCAAGAAGTTAGCAAAGGCTGAGTCCATCGAGGACTTGAAGCAGATATTCGCTGCCGCTTACAAGGCGAGCAAAAACGATCCTGACATGATCAAGAAGCTGGAAGACGTGAAGGACAAGCGCAAGAAAGAGCTCACCGAGGTTAAGAAATGAACCAGCAGCAGATACTCGATGCTGCAAAGCGATCAGGTGTGCTTATCTCTGGTCGCGATGAGTTCCTAAAGGCGGTCGCGCAATTTGGCAAGCTGCTTATTAATAGGGCAGCTCCAAGACCGCTGACAAAGACGCAACAGACTTATCTTGCCGCGCTCGATGATTGGAAGTCGTTGCAAGATCTAGCCGATAAGTTTCATTGCACACCACAAAATGCGCTAAAGATCGTCAGGGTCTTGGAAGCAAACCGGCTGATAAGCAAAACGAAGTTATTTAAGCGCAGGACTGACAAAGGCGCATGGGCCTTTTATTACAGGCGACACAATGAACATTGATCGATTCGAAGAAGATTTACTCAATAGCATACAAGCGCAACGATGCCGCAAATTGCTCTGGGCTGTCATTGAGCTAGCCGTTGATGACGCTTGCAAGATTCCTAACCGAGTCACGCCGCAAGACGATGCAGTCTCAGCCATGCGATTCCTGCTGTCTGAAGACATCGATGGTTATCTGATGTGGCTTGACGTTAACGCTGGAGAGTTCAGGCGCAGACTGCTGGAGGCTATGTACTCGGAAAAGCAAAACAAGTTTGAGGAAGGTGCTAAACGCGCTTTTCGGTTCAATCACAAATGGTACGTGCGAAATGCGAATCATACTCACCACTGAAAGCGACCGTGTAAGGGCTTTAGAGGCCATACAAGGCGCTGAATTGGGCCTTATGGTAACTATCATCAAGCCACCTCGAACAGCGGCTCAGAATCGCTTTTATTGGGCTTTGCTGACTGCTTGCTCGGAGCAGCTAGTCGGTGGCCGGTATTCGCAGGAAATCTGGCACCAGTGGGCTAAATCTCGATTCTTAGGCTCAGAGATGATCGAGTTACCGAATGGGCAGCTAAAAGAAGTCGAAGCGAGTACAACAGAGTTAAACACGGAATCTTTTACTAACTATGTCGAGCAGATTCTGGCCTATGCGCTAGAAAAGGGATTGATTTGGACCGACGAAATGAAGGATTCAGAGCTTGACCTTGTAAAGCTCGGCATCAGGAAACGATAGGGGTCACACATGGATCAGCGAACGATTGAGTGGTATCAGGCTAGGCTGGGACACGTTACTGCGAGCAGGGCTAGCGATGCGATTGCAAAGCAAGGCACTGCGACCAGGCGCAACTATGCAATCCAGTTGGTCACGGAAAGACTGACGAAGTTGCCCGTCGAAGGATTCCAGTCGGCAGCAATGCAATGGGGTGTCGAGCAAGAACCCGTCGCTAGGGCTTGCTATGAGGCCCATACAGGCGTTTTTGTAGAGCAGACAGGGTTTCATACTCACCCGTCTATAAAATGGCTTGGAGCGTCTCCTGATGGCTTTGCCGACGATGGTTTACTAGAGATCAAATGCCCAAACAGCAATACCCATGTTGATTACTTACTAGCCAAGGAGGTGCCAGCAAAGTACAAGTCTCAAATGCTTACTCAAATGCTCGTGACTGGGCGCAAGTGGTGCGATTTTGTGTCGTTCGATCCACGGCTGCCTGAGCACTTGCAACTATTCGTTATTCGCTATCAACCAAAGCCAGAGGATTTCAAGATTATCGAAATCCAACTTACTAACTTCCTGGCCGAGGTTGAACAAATGGAGCAACAGCTATGCCAAAAGAACTAACAGGGTCGCTAAGCAAGAACAAAAAGAAAGAAAAGGAGCAACACCCCGATTATCGAGGGTCTGCAACGATAGCCGGTATTGATTACTGGATCAGCGGATGGGCCAACGAAGGCTCAGACGGAAAATATCTTGGCCTGAAATTTCAGCAGAAAGAGGAACAGGCTAGACCAGCAAAGAAGGCGAGCGATGATGACGACATCCCATTCTGATTGGCGAGAGCTGCTAGCAAACCAGGCTAGCAAAGAGCGATTCCGACCAGTGGAGCAAATCTGGGCTGAATACGGATGGCAACCACCGTCCACACATTGTGCGGACACGATGGCAAAGCATAAGGCGTTTCGGGAGTGGTCGATCCGTGGAATCGTGGATCAACCTTATCAAGCAGGTTAAGAGTTCTAACCTTGAGGAAATAAGGGCAGCGTATGAAAAAGCGTTGCCCTTTGTTGTTCATGACTGGGCGCTCATGGTCTTGCGAGTGCCTAAAGCCAAACGTTTAGATCTACTGGAAAAGATCGACAAAGTGCATGGTGAGCATATAGGGCAAATGGTGCGCGATAAGGTTATTGCTTTGCACAAACTGCGCTCACATAACCCTGGAGGCCAGACAGTTTAACGCTTACTTGGTCAGCTTCTGCCGCCATGCCTGCAAGAGTTTCTGCACACGCTCGGAAAAGTTCGCGCTCTGTGGCTCCATAAGCTCCGGTGCTGGAGGCGGTATCTTTGCCGGTTGACTGATTACGGGAAGCGAGCGAGTGGCGCAGCTGCTCAAGCTCAGACAAATTAGCAGTGGCAGCGCTAGCCGCTTGGCGTTTAGATTGGGCATATTTAACCTCGGCTTGATGTTTCTCGGCGGTTAGTCGTTGTTCGATTTCTCTGGCCTGCTGCTCTAGTTCGATGATGTGATTTTGCTGTTCGATCATGGCTTTATCTAGAGCAGACTTGCCTATACTGCGACCCATCCAAGCAGCGGCACCATGCGTGAGTACAAGCGTAACGATAAGAGCAACGAGCCGCCAGTCAGTCATGCTTTCACCCCTATGCACTGTCGATATTCGTCTTTCCTGCGCTTGGTGAGCCCTGCAAGCGTCTTACCTTGGAACTTGTCCCATTTCAGTAATTCTTTACAGGCTCCAGCGTAATCCCTGGCCTTTAGCTTCTTTACCAGCGTTGATTTGCAAGCAGCTCCTGATCCTACGTTGTAGGCCCATGAGATGTAGGCCTCCCATTCGTGCTGATGCAAAGGAACATCGCCAATGCAAGCCTTCATCTCTGATTCAAACCGGCTTACATGCTCACCAAGCCTAATCAATGCCCTAACCGGATCGGTCTTGTCTGTTGGCTTGACGTTGGTGGCGTCACCAAATCCGATAGTTAGCCGATCGCCTTTGACAGGGATGATCGGACGATCAGAATAGCCCTCGTGCACAGCGATACCTATCAAAGCTGCCGCACTAAGCGATAGGCTTGCAATAGCTCTACGCAATGGCTTCTCCTCGAAAATAGGCTGTTC